GTGAGCCGGGTTTTTATTTTTCAAACGATAAGGATTGGGGTACGAATCCTTGTTGCGAAATTGCCCTGAGACCTTATCAGTTCTGTAATCTTACCGAAGTTAATGTGAGTGATGTGGAAACACAAGAAGAGTTGGAAACTAGAGTTAAGACAGCTGCTTTTGTTGGCACGCTGCAAGCTGGATACACAGATTTCCACTATCTTAGGGACATTTGGACAAGGACCACTGAAAAAGATGCTTTGATAGGCGTTAGTATGACGGGGATTGCCTCTGGCAATGTATTGAAGTTGGATGCTAAGGCTGCAGCCAACGTCGTCAAAGAAGAAAATACTAGAGTGGCGGAGATAATCGGAATTAAGCCAGCAGCTAGATGCACTACAGTCAAGCCGGCTGGAACAACATCTTTAACCTTGGGCACTTCAAGTGGCATTCATGCATGGCATAATGATTATTACATCAGAAGGGTTAGGGTTGGTAAAAACGAAGCAATTTATCACCACTTGTTGGTCAATCATCCAGAACTAGTGGAAGACGAGTATTTTCGACCTTATGATACAGCGGTCATTTCTGTGCCTCAAAAGGCCCCTGAGAGCGCCATAATGAGGACTGAGAGCGCTCTCCAGCTTCTTAAGAGGGTAGCCTCGGTGAGTCAGGAATGGGTTAAACCTGGGCATAGAAAGGGACAGAATACTCACAATGTCTCCGCGACAATATCGGTCAAAGAGGCTGAGTGGAATGACGTCGGAGAGTGGATGTGGGAAAACAGAACAATTTACAATGGGCTTTCTGTTTTGCCATACGATGGTGGGACATATGTTCAAGCTCCTTTTGAGAATTGCTCAAAAGAGACATACGAAGCATCACTTGATACTTTGACAAAAGTGGATTTGACAAAAGTCATAGAAGTGGAAGACGACACAAATTTGCAGGGCGAACTAGCATGTGCTGGTGGAGTCTGCGAAATAAAATAAAGGAGAGTAGTATGAACTTTACACCATGTAATCGTTATATTTTGATTGAAGAGGTGGATCTCAGAAGTGAGGGAGAAGAGGACAAAGTTTGTGTTCTTGTGCCGGATGACTATAAGGTGGAGCCTTTGTATGGATGTTACAGGGTTTTGGATTTTTCTGAAGATTGTAACATTGGTGTGTTGGTTGATGATAATATTGTTGTTCAGAATTCTATGATTGAGACGCTAGACATTGAAGGGGGGCAGCATATGATTGTTTTAGAAAATTATGTTGTAGGTGTTTATTACGAAGAGGAAACAAATGTCTAGTATAGCTCACATATTTTGTCTAGCTCTCTTTAATTTAAGCATGCCTCGCGCAGAATATGCGTGTAGTCATATGCAAACTGTCGTGGAAGCTGCAGAGGAGTATGAGATACGTCCCGAACTTCTTATAGCCATGATTCACGTGGAAAGTCGTTGGAGCCACACTGCAGTCAGCAAGAGTAACGCATGCGGGTTAACACAGGTGTTGCCAAAATACACTAGAAAGCCAAAACTATCATGTGAAGACTTGAAGGATCCTGAGACTAGTATTTGGACAGGCGCTAAAAAGCTAAATTATTGGATATACAAGTACGGAAGAGGTCGAGAAAGGACGGGATTGTGCGGATACAACAAAGGGTTTCGTTGCAAAGGTGAAGAGAAAAATAAGCGTGGCATGGGATACGCCTCTAGTGTATTACGCCATGCTTCCCGCATTTTGAGGGAATTTAAGAATGTAAAAAAAGATGTGGTTGAAATTCGCGATGATTGTGGCGAAGGTATCGACCTCTTACATGAAATTCAGAAAGACCATCCAACAATAATTGAATAGTGAAAAAACACGTATACTATTATGATAAGATAGTGCTTGGTGGTGATTTAGATGCTGCAGCATATGCGTTAGCTAACGACACGGCTTTTATTAAAAGTTATCACAACCCCCCCTTAGTATATGAAAAGCAAGAAATGTTATTATGGAATCAGATTTTGTTTTCTTTATCCTTGAAAGCTAGGTTGCCCGTATTTAATGAGGTGCGGCTTGTAAGGATCGATGAAGGTGGACGATTGTTGGTTAGCACAGAAAATAACAAAGCTATAATACTAGCATATGAAGAACTAATAGTGTATGATGATTGCAATATTCAGGGCTTAACTTTGCTGGAGAGCAGAGAGACAAAAAAAGAAGTGCTAGACTGGTTTGACGTAAAAAGCGGGATGTCACACAATGTAGACAGGATAGAGACAGATACTGATTTTGTGAAAGAGATTAATTTTTACCCGACAGAAAGGTTAGATGGTGTACATCTGGATAAAAAGGATTTGGTTGCCACTTCATATATGAGTGATGAAGAGTTGAGAGATGTGGAGTACTCGGACTCTTACGTCAGGTTAAAGACTTTGAGTTTGATGAGAGAAAACGGTATACGCGGTAATAGCAATGGGCAAGGAAAGCACTATGCGCTTCAAATTGAGCATTCTAAGAGGCAAGTTAAGGGTAAGTCAAAAAATAAATACAAAGAGGAGAACGGTATTAAATTTTGCTCTGTTGCTTATAAAGATGTTTTGGGCATTGTTAATAAAAAAATAGAGAGTTTGATATGACAGCTTTTCATTTGGCGGGGATCATACCAATCGATGGTCAAAAGTCTGATTTTAATTTACCATGGCACAGTTCGTTAATGCCAATAGCTCCAGACTATCTGGCAGTCGAACGCGCAGTTGTTGAATGTGCATATGCTGGGTGCAAAACCATATGGATAGTTTGCAGTGACGACGTAGAGCCTTTGATAAGATACCGGATAGGTGACTACACTAAGGATCCTGTTTGTTTTAATCGCTCGAAATACAGCACTGTGCCAAAAAATGAAACCAGGGAAATTCCTATATTTTATGTACCCACACACCCAAAAGACAGGGGGAAAAGGGATTGCCTATCTAATAGTATATTGCATGGGGCGTTGTCGGCCTACCACATAAGCAATCAAATAAGCAAATGGCTTAAGCCGAAAAGATATTATGTAGCATTTCCTTATTCTGTGTATTCGCCAGAAGTATTGAGGCCAAATAGAAAGGATATATCAAGCTCGCGAGGGTTTTTCTTGTCATACGACGGCAAGACGGTGAGAGATGGGGAATACTTGGGTTTTACTTTCGATGAGTTGGAATACAAAAAATATAAGAAAGTAATAAGGGATGGTACGGGCATGTATGTCGCCGGTCAAAGTTATACAAACGGAAGGGGTCCAACTAAGAAATTGTCCATAGAGGAGAGGTGGTCAGCAAGAAACTTTACTTTAGAGGATGTTTTCGGTAACGCTAGTACAGAAAATTGCAAAATTATCGAACTTAATTGTTATTATAACATTGACAGCTGGGATAATTACTGTTATTATATGGGGGTTGAGAAGGATATGAAGAGACCTTCCAAACACCTCATATCTTATAGCGAGTTTAATGAGATAGGTGTTGACAATGATGAAGGTATTTGATATTATTATAAAAAAGGAGAGACATGAAAAAATCTAGCTTGCCTTTCGTTGGACTTCATGCACATTCTGTTGCTGGATCCCCGTTTGATGGTTTGGGATATCCCCAAGAGCACATGGACTTTGCGTTTGAAAACGGATCAGATGCTCTGGCTTTAACTGATCATGGTAACATGAACGGTTTCGCATATCAGGTGTTGCATACAAAGAAGATGGAGAAAGAGGGAAAGAATTTTAAACCCATTTTTGGTGTGGAGGCTTATTTCCTGCCCAGCGTGGAAGAGTGGAGGCTGGAATACCAAAAAGCTAAAGAAGATAAAAAACGGCAAAAGGAAATAGCGAAACAAAAGGGTATGTCGTTTGAGAACGAGGGCGCTTCAAAACAAGCTGTTAAAAATATGCTAAACAGGCGCCGCCATTTAATTTTGTTGGCTCAAAATCAGAAAGGTTTGAATAACATATTTTCGATGGTCTCCAAATCACAGTCTGAAGAGAACTTTTACAGATTTCCCAGGATGGATTACGATCTGCTTGGTCAACACAGTGAGGGGGTTATTGCTTCCAGCGCTTGTTTGGGCGGTGTTTATGCCGGCGATTATTGGGAGAATAGGGATGCAGGCAGAGATACTGTGCTTAAGGCTATGCGAGAAACCACTCGAAAGATGTTGGAGATTTATGATGACCGTTGGTATGGGGAATTGCAATGGCATTCGTCACCAGAACAACATGAGTTGAATCAATATATTATTCAGATGCATAAAGAGTTCGGTATTGAACTGATATCTACTGCCGATAGCCACTATCCCAACAAGGACGCATGGAAAGATAGAGAACTTTATAAAAGACTGGGGTGGCTAGGCAAGGGTCGACCGGATTGGCTTAACATGGAATTGCCCATCGATGTTGATGAGGTCGGATATGAACTTTATCCAAAGAATGGCGATGAGATGTGGCAATCATACAAGTACTATTCAGAAAAGGTGGGAGTTTCATATGATGATAAGCTTATCGCGAGTTCAATTGAGAGAACTCACGACATTGCACACAATCGTATTGAAAAGTTTATGCCAGATAACACGGTTAGATTACCAGAGTTTGTGGTACCGAGTGGATTTACGGCAGACGCTGCGTTGACTAAGTTAACCATACAGGGCCTTAAAGATAAAAACCTCTTGGATAAGGAATATGTTGACAGGTTGCGACATGAGGTTGATGTCATCGCGGAGAGGGGATTTAGTAAGTATTTTTTGACAATGAAGGCTATATCCGATGAGGCTATGGGGGGTCAGCTGACAGGTCCAGGCCGAGGTAGTGCTGCTGGTTCTTTGGCCGCTTATGTTTTGGGAATTACACAAGTAGACCCCATCAAGTATAAGCTTTTGTTCTCTAGGTTTCTTAGAAAAGATGCGAAAGATTATCCAGATATTGATTATGATGTTTCGGATCCCATGCAACTCAAAGAAGCTTTAATTGATAAGTGGGGTAAAACTACAGTTGTACCCATATCTAACTATAATACTTTGCAATTGAGATCTCTTGTTAAAGATATTTCAAAATTCTATGATGTTCCTTTTTCTGAGGTTAACGCTGTGACTTCTAGAATGATGAAGGAGGCTACACCTTTGGCAAAGAAGGCTCACGGTATTAAGGCTGGTGTCTATGTGCCAACTTTTGAGGAGGTTATGGAATATTCCGACACCCTCAAGAAATTTCTGGAAAAATATCCGAACATCAAAGATCACGTTAATGTTCTTTACGGTCAAGTACGTTCTACTAGTCGGCATGCCGGCGGCGTTGTTGTTGGCGAGGATCTGAACAAGTACATGCCTCTCATTACTAGTGGCGGCGTGACACAGACGCCATGGTCGGAGGGACAAAATGTCAGGCATTTGGAGCCAATGGGTTTTATTAAGTTTGATGTTCTGGGACTAGCTAGTCTTCGCATGATTGAAACATGTGTGCGCCATGTTTTGAAGAGGCACCACAATAACCCAAACCCAACGTTTGAAGATGTGCAGGATTATTATAATAATAATTTGCATCCTGATTCCATCGATTTTAACAATAAAGAAGTTTATGAAAATATATTTCACAAAGGTAAGTGGACGGGTGTCTTCCAATTTACAGAAAAAGGTGCGCAAAGCTTTTGTCAGAAAGCAAAGCCTAGAAGTATTATTGATCTTGCTGCCATTACTAGTATTTATCGTCCTGGGCCATTGAGTGCTGGTGTCGATAAGATGTATGTAAAAGCAAAAAATGATCCTGATGGTGTTGAATATCTTAATAAGCTAGTTAGGAGTGTTACCGAGGAAACATATGGTTTTCTAATTTTTCAAGAACAGATTGCTATGTTAGCTCATAAGCTTGGTACAAACATTACGCTTGATGAAGGTAACGCTCTGAGAAAACTTTTAGTGAAAAAGGGAGCAGGAGAGAAAAATGATAAGAAGGAAGATATCAAGAGAAGGTTCGTTGAAGGGTCAAAAACAAAAGGTCTCAGCAGGGGGGAAGCCGAGGAAATGTGGTCAACTTTTGAATATTTTTCTGGCTATGGATTCAATAAGTCGCATGCCGTTAGCTATAGTGTTCTTAGCTATCAATGCGCTTGGCTTCTTAACTACTATCCTGCTGAGTGGACAGCAGCTTTTCTAGACAAAGAGCCAGAGGGTAGGAAAGAAAAGGCCATTGGAATTGCAAAGGGCCAGGGTTTTATGATACAGCCTTTGAACATAAACCAGTCTGGAAGAGTCTGGGAGATCTCCGATGACGGCAATACGTTGATCCAACCTCTGACTTCGATTAAGGGTATGGGTGAGGCTGCCATGCAACAGATAATTGACAACCGTCCATTCAACAAGATAGAGGATTTTCTGTTTAATGAGAACATCATATATAGCAAGCTCAACAAGAGAGTGTTGGATGTTTTGTGTAGAAGTGGTGCTTTAAGTTGTTTGATGGACGACAGATTTACTGGTAGTAAACATTTTTGGTCTGCAATTGCTGTTGATCGGCCAAGAAAAGAAAAGAATTTGCTGGACAATATCGAGGCATATGCCCCTGAAGGAGAGTTCAACGCAGAAGAGACGATAGAACATCTTACGGATTTAACTGGAATATTCCCCATTAGTTTGGTCTTGACTGACGACATACGGAAGAACCTAGAAGAAAAGTTTGTGCCTCCAATTTCGGAGTACGATCCAGATCTTGAATTGGTGTGGTTCATTCCAAGAAATGTTATTGTGAAAAAAACAAAAAATGGTAAGAATTATTATTTGATGGAGGTGACTGATTCTAACAGCGCTTTGACATCTATCAAATGTTGGGGTGTAAANCCAGAAAAAGATATAATTCATATTAATAGACCTTATCTTGCGAAGCTTCAGCATGATGAGCAGTGGGGCTTCAGTACACGTTCGATTAGATATACATTTAGATTATTGGGATAAAAGGAGTAAAAATGCATATTAAATTCTTTAGAATGAGACAGGGGACTAAGTTACCTCACAGGGCACATCCAACGGATGCTGGTATGGACGTATTTTATTGCCCAAGCGATGAGAAGGGCGATGAGTTGTGTGATTCAGACGACTTTTGGATTCCACCTCGTGAATCTAGAGTACTTCCAACGGGTCTGAGGGTAGAGGTGCCAGAGGGGTATATGTTGGAAATTAAGAACAAGTCCGGTGTCGCATCGAAGCGACAGCTTTTAGTTGGTGCGTGTGTTATTGACCCGGGATATGACGGGGAGGTTTACATTAACTTGCATAACTTGGGTACTGAAACACAGGTGGTTAAGCCTGGGGAGAAAATCGCACAGGCAGTTTTAATTCCGGTGGTTCATTGTGCAATTGCTGAAGTCTTTGATGCCCATATGCTGAATGGCGACAGTGAGCGTGGATCTGGCGGTTTTGGCTCAACAGGGAGGTGGTAATGAGTAAAGAAGAGAGCGAACAAAAAAAGGCGGAAGAAGAGCTTTCAAAAAAAGTTGATATGTTTGGAAAGCTGCCTAGCAAGTGCATGGTTTGTAGTTTGGATTTTGACAAAAAGAGCAAAAAAATGGCCAAGGAATGGAGGGTCATAGTAAAAGAAGAACCAGCGGTAGTCAGATTGTATTGCCCTAAATGTTGGGATAACGCTAGATCATTAACGGAGTATGTAGCTAAACAACAAGAGCCGCTCGCCGGCGACAGCGCAAGCCCGGGCTATGGCACTTGGAGGTATAACTTGGAAAAAAAGAGGGAAAAATGAGAGAAGCATTGAGTTTTGATGATGTGTTGTTGGTGCCCAAACGTTCGGATGTTGAAAGGCGGGGGGTAATTGATATTGGCAACGATCTTTCTGAGCGAGTGAGGTTAGCGCTTCCAGTTGTTTCGAGTCCTATGGACACTGTTACTGAGACTGCAATGGCGCTTGAAATGAGCTTAAACGGTGGGCTTGGGATTATCCACAGATACAATACAATTGACGAGCAGGTGTCCCTGGCGTCTTCTGTCTGTATACAAAATGTGGGTGCTGCTGTTGGCGCATCGGGAGATTTTTTGGAAAGAGCCGATGCTCTTGTAAAGGCGGGTGTCAATGTCATTTGTATTGACGTGGCCCATGGGCACCACATACTCATGAAGAGCGCTTTAAAAGCTTTGAGGGAAACGTTAGACCCTGATATCCACATCATGGCCGGAAACGTTGCAACGCTTGAGGGGTTTAACGATTTGGCAGATTGGGGTGCTGATAGTATCAGAGTGGGCATTGGAGGTGGTTCCATCTGTTCCACGAGAATTCAAACTGGCCATGGCGTGCCGACATTTCAATCAATATTAGATTGCGCCAAATCCGACAGGGATGCAAAATTGATTGCTGATGGTGGTATCCGCACCAATGGAGACATCGTTAAGGCTTTAGCAGCAGGTGCAGACTTTGTTATGGTTGGTTCAATATTAGCTGGTACTGATGAGTCACCTGGGGAAGTTTTTACTAACAATAAAAAGAAATATAAAGTTTATCGCGGGATGGCGTCTTCTAATGCACAAAAAGATTGGCGAGGGAAGACGTCAGCACCAGAGGGCATATCTACAACCATACCTTACAAGGGGTCTGTTAAGCAAATATTGCTTGATATGGTTGGAAATATTCAAAGCGGATTTTCTTATAGTGGGTCTAGAAATATACAAGAGCTTTGGTTTAATCGTGGTTTCATCAAGCAAACTTCGGCTGGCCAAAGTGAGAGTAACACACACATATTACAGAGAAAATAACGTGGACGAGACAAAAAGGGTTATATTTTTAGATACTGAAAAGAGACATGCGGATTTGAAAATACGTTTGCACTATGATGGTTTGACCCAAACAGATTTTTTCAAGGGCGTAGTTACCGGATATTTGGAAAAAGACGAGCTTTTCAGGCCGTTTATAGACAAGTTGGCGAAAGAGTTTAGCAAACATGGTAAGAAGAGATTGGCAGATTCAAAAAAACTTTTTAACAAAGGTTTGGAAAACAAAGACAAATTCGCTTTATCGGAAGAAGAGGTAGAAAACATATTCGATATATTGGAGGAGGAACTAACAGATATATGAGAAAGTGTATGTTAAAATGTATAGATGAAGAAAAATCGTGTGATGATGGGGACTGTAGGCAATGGCTGGATTATGAAGAGGATTTAAATTGTGCTTTGATAACTGTGGAAAAACATGGATCACTAACTTTGAGGGAAATTTCAGATAGAATGGGTATAAGTTTTGTTAGGGTGAAGCAGATTCAGGATCAGGCGGTAGGGAAGCTTATAAAAACTATAAAAAACAGGAACGTTGACATATAATTTAATATGGTACTTTCGCGTATAAGCTACTATTTACTTGTAGTTAATTCATAGTAATTCATTTTACAGGAGAGGAAATTATGAAAGAAGAGAAGAATTTGCTAAATGAGAATACCATTCGTCGTTTTATGACATTGGCTAATATTGGAACTATTGGTCAGGGTTTTACTCAAAAGCTTAATGAACAAGAAGGGATGTTAGAAGACGAAGACGAAGAAGATTTTGAAATGGGTGATGATGCGGTTATGGCTGACATGCCTGCCGAAGAGCCTGCAGAAGACATGGAGGATCTTGGTGGCGAAGAGGCAACAGAGGCGGTCACTGTGGAAGTTGATCCCATGGCTCTTGCACAAGGAATCGCTGCTGAAATGGAAAAGCACATCGATGGAGTTGATGTTGATGTGACGGACGCAGACGAAGAAGAAGACATGGAAGACTTGGAGGGTTTGGAAGACTTGGGGGGTATGGGAGAAATGCCCGAAGAAGCGATGATGGAAAATTATATCCGCCAGCGCGTCCGACAAGCACTGTTGCAAGAGAAAAAGTCGCAGCAAGCACCTTCTGCTGTTGACGAACGCGCAGTAGATCTCTATAAAGCTCGAATGCAAAGCATCGCTAAAAAAGTTTACGATCAATCACGCGCTGATGTGATCAAGGAATCAAAACTTAATGCTTTTAGCGATGAGGTCCAGCGTCGAGTTGCTTCGCGAATTTTGAAAAGTCAAAAAAAATAGATTGAACATTTCTTGTAAGATGAATTATCATTAAGCCACGCAGCTTCAAACTGCGTGGCTTTTTTTGTGAGGTAATGAATGTATGAATTAATGTGGTGTATTCTCGGTGTTATGGTCTACCGCATCTTTTCGGCCATATCTGGATATAACAGCCTATCACCATATGTGCAGGAGGTGTATCTTCTTGGAATAGTGTTCTTATCAGCGACTATTGAAGACATGTTATCAGTTAAAAAGTTGAAGTATAAAGTGTTACAACAAACAAGTAGTGTTGGGGAGGAAGAGATTAAACTCTTGAGGCTTATGGATGAGCAGATGATCGAGAGTTGGAAACAAACCTCCATTAATAGATTTGTGAGTGTTTGGCCTAAACGATTTCAGAAAGATATAAGCCATGGTGACTGGAACGAGATAATGGATGCAGTCGCTAGCAAGTATAAAGAAGAAATTTGGAAGTAGACTGATAGTTATGATTATGGAAATTGAAAAAGAACTGGAAGGCTTTGAGGAGCTAAGGCTTAAGAGACCTTTGTTGTATTTAATCTTGAAATATGATCCCAATTTTGTTACAATAGATAACATGATTTGCGCTGAAAGCGTTTTTTTTATCAATTCTGTTATTAACTGGTGTACCGAAAAACGTGATCACGGCACCATGACTTATGAACAGTTTAAATCTCACATGCTCATGCTTCAAAAATATCTAAAAAAAGAGGTTGACCTTTTTTGGGAAGATGGTATACTGTATATGAAAGAACACAAATAAGGAGGTTTCTATATGAAAGCAACGATTTGGAAAGTTTTGACAGAAAAAGAAGATGAATTCAGGTATAAGCTGCAAGTAGAGCGAATTCCTGGTAAAAGGGTCGAAAATAGAGTAAAAAAGGCACTCAAGGGTTGGGAAGAGGCTGGATATGGTTATTACACGAATAAGAAAGAGACTTCTCTGATATTTGCACGTTCTTTCAATGACAAGCGTGCTATGTTGGAATGGGCTAAAACGTTTCCCTACGAACTACATGAGAAAACTCCGCGTGAGAGAGTCAAAAAAATTAAAACTAGTTACAACCCCAAAGAGGCAAAATGAGCAAGAAGAAATCAACAAAAATTGAAGAAAACGAAAAAGACGAAGTGGTGGATGAGGTGGGTGAGATGGAAGAAGAGGAAGGGCTGGCGTCTCAAATTATTATGCTTGAGGCACCAGCCCCCCCAGATGAGGAAATTAAGCTTCGTAAGATCAATATTATCGGTGAACTGGACGAAGAAAAGACTCCTGATATTTTGTATTCCATGTGGCATTTGGATGCATCTGATAAATTGGTGGATGAGGAAGGGAATGAAACTAAGCAGCCAATAGAGGTGATCGTTTCTACGTATGGCGGCGCTGCTCTGGAGATGTTCGCAATTTATGACGTCATGAGAATGATCCGGCAGGAAAATGAAATACAAACTTTGGGCCTAGGTAAAGTGATGTCGGCTGGCGTTTTGCTGCTCGCTGCCGGCACAAAAGGCAAACGCAGAATTGGCAAAAATTGTCGCGTTATGATCCATAGTGTTATAGGTGGCCAACATGGTCCAGTTTTTAACCTTGAGAACGAAATGGAGGAGGTTAAGTGGATCCAAGAAAGGTACATTGACTCTTTGATAGAAGAGACTGACATGACAAAGGGTTATGTTAAAAAGTTGTTGGCAAGAAAAGTAAATGTTTACTTGACCGCT